TTAGGTATGAAGTAGCACTAGAACCAGAATCTTCGTATAATCTTGCAAATAAAGTTTCTTATATTACCAATTCAATTTACCCTAAAGGTGGACTTGGTGCAATAACTATTGGTGATCCAGGAAGAAACTATTCTTCAATTCCTGCCCTCAAAGATACCTTTAGGTCTGGATCTGGAGCTACAGCAGTAGCAACTATTGCTGGTCCAATTCTTACAGTTGGAGTTATCAATAAAGGTTCTGGATATAATGCTGCATCTTTACCAACTGCGGTTGTTACTATGCCAGACTTTGTTGATTTGACTCTTGATTCTGTTCTTGGTTCATTTGTGAAGGATGAAATTGTTATTTCCCAAACTTCTGTAGGAACTCAAACTGCAAGAGGTAAGGTTATTTCTTGGGATCCAAGCACCTCTATATTGAGAGTTCAACCAATTAGAAATACTACTAGTGGTGCTGCGAATAAAGGTTATATAATGTTCAGTACAGTTAATGCTCAAAGAAATAAGGTATACTCATCAGATTCTCAGGCTTCCATCATCGCACTGTCTGGAACTCAAGCGACAGTAGCTGCAGTTATTCCTGGAACTGGTCCTAATGCTGGATCATTAGAAAGTATTACGGTTACAAATGATGGTTCGAATTATAGAACTGCTCCTACAGTTGTATTGGATAATCCGTACTATGGAGGTGTTGTTACCGTATCAATAACCTCTCAAAATACTAGTGCTAATTTTACTTCAGGAACTTACACAGGTGTGGTACAAAAAAGTGTCGCTCCAACTGGAGGAACTGGAGTAACTTTTACTGTTGTTATTGATGCCGTTACTAAAGATGTCATCTCAGTAACTCCAGATATTGCTGGATATCCATATTCTCTTGGCGATGTAATTACTATTTCTGGAGCTCAAATTACAGGTGGTATTGATGGTACTGATGATTTTACCGTCACTGTAACTGAGTTATCATTCAGTAATCCAGCACAGACAAGTGTTCTTATTAATGCAAGTATTGATTCCGTAACTGTAACTAATGGTGGTTCTGGTTATCTTTCATCGCCAGATGTTTTAGTTAGTGGTGGAAATGGAATCAACGCTATTCTTAACGCACAGATAGTTAATCAGGGAGTTACAAACATCCAAATTGAGGATGGTGGAGAACAATTCCAAAGTCCACCAGTAATTAATATTGTCCAGACTAAAGGAACTGGAGCATCGTTGCTCTTAAAATCATCAGATCTTGGTCAAATTGTAAAAATTGGTGGCGATAATATTACCTTTAATTATAGTCATGATAGAACATTAAAACCAGAGTTAAATACAACTTATAACTTACAGTTAATTAGAACTCAAATTATTGATTACCTTGATGTTATTGATGGTGGATTCTCATTTGTTGCAAAACCAACAATTGTTCTTGAGGGTGGAAGTGGATCTGCTTTTGAATTAAATCCAATAATTCAAAACGAAGTTATTCAAGAGGTGCAAGTCGTAAATCCTGGAAAGGGATTCTTTTCTGCTCCAGCAGTATCTGCAAGAGTAAGCCACAGCTTTGTCGCATTAAGATCAAATAGTACTTTAAACTTTGCATATGATGCAAAAATTCCAACTGGAACTAAGGTATCTCTAAGGCAAATTTCTGGAACTCTTCCTCAACCATTACAAGCAAACGTAGTATATTATGTTATTGAAGATACGATTGCTAATGGTCTTGCAAACAATCAAATTAGGTTAGCAACAAGTTTAGCTAATGCTAATGCTGGAACATATATTATATTTACGACAAATCCACAAATAGGTAATAATGGAGTATCGAGTTTTGTTCTCGATACAACAGATCTTGGAGCAAGAATAGTTGCATATATGAAACCAGCAGAATTTTCTGTTGGGGAAAGAATTTATCAAGGTGCATCTACTGCTTCGTATACTGCTTACGGATTCATCAAAAACTGGGATCCAAAAGGAAGAGTTGTTAGTGTTGAAATTGTTGAGGGTGAATTTAGACTTGGTGAACCAGTCTTCGGTGCAGAATCTGCAGCTTTTGGTCAAATTCATGCATTTGATAGAGCAGATGCAGTATTTGAAGTATCACCCATTAGTATTTCTGGGAATAGATGGGAGAAGACTACTGGATTCTTGGATCTTAATGAACAAAGACTTTATGATAGCAATAGATTCCAAGAATTCTCATATGAGATATCTTCTTCAATCAATATTAAAGATTGGAAAAATCCAATTAAGTTTGCTGCTCACCCAGCTGGGTTTAAAGTATTTGGATCTCAAATTCTTTCTACTGCAACATTTAAAGATTTCAAACCAACTCCATACCGAGATTTTGTAACAAACGATTTGTATAATTGGTGGCTTCCAGGAGTTCCTCCAGCGACACTTAAAACTTTTAATGGAACTACATTCTTTACACCAAAACCAACTGCAAATAATGTTGCGAAACTTAGTAGAATCGATAATTTTGCATTAGGTAAACCTGACTATACTGCAACTGTTCCCACAGAAGTTTTACTTTTTGGTCGTCAACTTTTAGATGTTCAAAAGATTCTTACTAATATTGTACACAAAGTAGATACAGTCAACTTTAGAGATATTCCTTTTGATGGGAGTTCAACTTCAATTGTTAATGCATCTACTAATGAAATTACATTAACAAATCATGGACTGGTACAAAATCAAAGAGTCGTCTACAGTGCAGGTGGAGATAGATTCCAAGATGCCAGAGATCTAATCGTTGCAAATATTGATTATATTGTAGAAGAGGCAATTGGGTATATCGAAAATACTTATCCAACCCTTACAGACGGTTCTAGACCCGATTATGATCGTTCTATTTGTGCTAGAGATACTAGACTAGTAATTGCTGCTTGGGCAAATGATCTTAGATATGGTGGAAATGCATTTACTGTAAAGGCAGTAAACTCATATGTTGGTCAAACTGTTTTAGTTGCAGATAGGTATGGAGATGCAAGAAATCTTCTCAGAGCAAATAAGATTCTTATTGCAGAAGAAGCAGTGGGAAGAATGCTTGTCGATCCTATTGTTGGTATTCCAGCTGGATTCCCAGGTGTTCCAGGAGGCAACCAAAACTGTATCGACGATGTAGTAGATTTTATTGAATCCATGAGCTACAACCTTGCTTATGGTGGAAATAGTGAAGTTTATGATGCTGCAAACCTTTACGTTACTGGATCGCATATTAATGGTGAAGAAACTCAATCAGTTAAAGTATTTGAAATTGCGTTAGAACTTTGTGAAGATGTAATTCAAAATTATCCAATAACTACAGCATATACATCAGAAGTACAAGTTTTTGATAACAGCATTTCAACAGATCCTATTGGATTTGTAGCTGATAGAAATGGTGATGCATATGATCTACTTCAAGCAAATAAAACCTTTATTGCTAATGAATCTGTAGAGCGTTACTTGATTGCAAATCCATCATTTGTGATTCCAACTGGCAATCAAAACTGTATTGATGATGTTATTGATGTAGTTAATGCAGTATCCAAGAATGTTGGATATGGTGGAAATGATTATACCTATGATGCTGCAGCATATTACGTTGGGACATCTCATATTAATGGTGAAGAGGTAGAAACTATTGCAATTATGAATATTGCAAGAAATCTTTGCCAGAACGTAATTAATAACGAGACTATCACTGTTCAGGGAACACATGGTCTCACTCAAACTAAAGATCTCACCATAACTCTTGATCAGGGTGGATGTGCAGCTATCAAGTCTACAATTGCAACTTTATTCTCTATCGTAACCACAGCAGTATCAACTGATAGCATGTCACACGCCACTAGAACTGGTGGCGGTGGTTATATAAATTCTTGTCAAAATGTCGTCTCTTCGATGACATCCTTATTCAATATTTTGATTCAAGCGATTGGTACTACAGGATCTCCAGGCAATTTAACTGGAGTTACAAGAACTACTCCAGTAAACAATATTCTTCATATTGGTGGAGAAGAAGTAGAAACAATAGCTGCTTACAATAAAGCTAGAGATTTAGCAATCTTAGCAATCAATAATAATCTGCCCACAACTGGTCAATATACTACTAAGAGTCCATTTGTTGACTTATCGATCACAAATGATCCTGGAGGTTGTGCGAATGTTGTTTCTGCAATTACAACACTTGCACAAATAATGGCAGATGGTATTGATAATCCAGGGACAATTCCAGATCTTGATGTTGGATTCTACCCAGATGTAAGAACTGGAGATCCTATTGGAGGATTAACATCTAATAGTGCATATTATGCTGATATTGTTGATGCAAATACAATTAGACTCTTAGATGCTCCATCTGGTAATGTTTTAGATATTACTTCTGCTGGCACTGGTCCAGCACACCAAATAATTCTTTCTGTAGATGGTATTAATAATCAATTCAAACTTAGAAAAAACTCTATAGACATTTCTACAGTTATTGGAAAGACTTCCCAAAAGAGTCAACTGATAGTTTGTATTAATGGTATTGTACAAAATCCTAAGGGATTTAGTTTGTCAAATGATATTCTAACCTTTGTAGAGTCTCCGTTAGAAAACTCCGAGGTTCTAATTGTTTATTTTGATAGAGTATCTTATTCTGGAGCTTTTGAATTAGATACGTTTGGAGATGCAATTCAGACATTTAATACTGGAGATGGATTAATTGCTGGTGCTGGATATACTAATGGAGTTTACAGTTCAGAACCACTAATTAACAAGAGAGGAAGTGGAACTGGAGCTACAGCAAATATTGCAGTTGTTGGTGGAGAAGTGGTATCTATTAGTATTGTAGATGGTGGAAGTGGTTACACAAATAATGATATTGTCTCTGCTACTTTAGCGGGAACTCCAACTTTAGAGTTCCAAATAGAAGTCGAAGAAGTGACATTTGACGGATCAAATACAACGTTTACAGCAAAAGTTGGTGGATCAAGTTATTCATTACCAGCTAGCGATAACTTCTTACTATTCTTAAATAGCACTCTGCAAGTTAAAGGAAACGAAGAATCCTATACTTATACTGGAAGCACAATTGAATTTACAGAAGCTCCTCTTGGAAATATGGACTTCTATTGCTTCTATTTTGGTAAATTGAATTTACTTGATGATATTGCACCATTCTTTGACAATACCAGAAAAACATTTATCTTAAAGCAAAATAGTTCTCCATTCTCAATTGAATCAGATGATCCAAATGTTGATACTGCTGGAAACCTTCTGATCTTTATTAATGGAGTATATCAAGAACCTGGAGTTGCATACTCACTTAGAGGATCACTTCTTGAGTTTGATGAAGCGCCTAGAGCTGGATCTACTTGCTCTCTGTATATTTTCCTTGGATCAAACGATGATATCTTGAGAGAAGATATTTTCAATTCTTTAGATCCTGGAGATATTGTGAAAATTTCTAGTGAATCTGATAATAGATTACTTGCCTCTATTAGTAGCTCTACCACTATTGATACTTACGAATATGTTGGATTGAGACCAACTGCGGCAGAATTTAGTGCAGTTATACTAAACCAAAAGGTTGTTGGTGTCAATATTATCAGTCCTGGTTTGAATTATGAAAATCCACCAATTTTAGTATTCTCTGGAGGTGGTGGAGCGGGAGCGTTTGCGGAAACAATTATTGATTCAGGAACAGGATCTGTTACTGGAATTATAAATTTAAACCCAGGAAATAACTATACATCTATTCCTCAGATTATTCCAACTCATCCAGTTTCACTCGAAAGAGCTCAGAGAAATAGAATTATTTCTAATTCTAATGCATTAGCTGGTACTTATCTGAATCAATCAATTACATCAACTTCAATTACAATTAATGCTGAAAATATCTACTGGAACCTCAGTCAACAGATTGGATTCCCAGATGAAGGGCAAATCCTGATACCAGTTTATTCTGGTGGAGTGTGGAAAGTAGAAAGGATTCTTTATGGATCAAGAGACCTTAATGCAAATACATTTACTGTAGCAACAAATGGAAGAGGATACTTTGGAACTGGTCCTTCCCTTGGAGTTGGATTTGATATTAATATTTTAACAGGTTCATATACATCTTCTGGAACTCTTTGTACTGTTAATACTTCTGGAGCACATAATTTTGTGACTGGAATGAGTATTTACCTCAAACATACATCTGGCACTGGATTTAATGGAAGTTATAAAGTAACTGTAACGTCCATAACCCAGTTTACGGTTGAATATCCATTCTCCAGAACAACTAGCGGTAGTGTATCGCTTCTCCCAGAGATTCGTCTTAGATCTTTATAAATAAGTAAAAAAGCTCAATTGGCATGGCATTAGTCACTGACAAGTTTAGAATATACGCTGCCGAAAGTTTCAGAGATACTCTACTCTCTACGAATAGAGTGTATATGTTCATCGGACGTGCAAAAGAATGGGGATCTACAGATGCTCCACCAACGAATGAACCCGTTGATAGTTTTGCATATCACAGAAATACATATAGAGATTCTGTAGCTTTTAAAAGAATTGATATTTCTGACACTGCGCTGGTTATTCCAAGAGTTGATTGGATCGATCCAACAAACACCACTGGTGGCACAGGTAAAGTATATTCGATGTATAAACCAGACTATGCCCCAGCAAAAACAACATCAAATGGATCATCTAGATTGTATGATTCAAATTTCTATGTAATGAACAGCGAATATAATGTATACAAGTGTCTTTATAATGGTCAATCTCCAGAATTTCCAAGGGGAAGACCCTCGTTAGTAGAACCAACTGGAACATCTACTACTGTTATTGAAACTGGAGACGACCCTGGAGTATATTCGTATAGATGGAAATACATGTATACGATTGATGCAGATAACATCCTAAAATTTGTTACTGCAGAATTCATTCCAGTTATTGACAATTCTCTTGTTCAATCTGCAGCAAACTCTGGAGCAATTGACACTGTTGTTGTCAATAACGCTGGAACTGGATACAATAATGGAGTTTATACTAATGTTCCTATCCGTGGGGATTGGCAGATTAATGGTGGAACACAAGCTCTTTGTACTGTAACTGTAGTTTCTGGATCTATTACCTCTGTTATCATCACTACTGCTGGAAGTGGATATACATTTGGATCAATTAATGTTGCATTAATTCCAAATATCGGCAGTGGTGCTGATGCAAATCTTGATGTTGTTATTCCACCAAATGCAGGACATGGTGCTGATGTTGCTAGAGAACTTGGTGCGTATCGTCTTATGTTCTCTACAAAGTTGGAGACAACAAATGCATTTGTTGATTTTCCTAATGACTTGACATATAGAAGAATTGGATTGGTATTAAATCCATTTGATTATAATACCACTTCTATTTCAAATCAAAATACAAGATCAGCTGTAAGAGCTATTAAATTCCCTCAATCTGGAGCAGGAACTCCGAGTGGTAACTTCTCCCCTGGAGAACTAATTACTCAGGCAAACACAAATGCTCAAGCACTTGTTGTCTCATATGATTCAACAACAAAAGTTTTGAAGTATGTGCAGGACTCAACTGATGGTGTGACTAACGGTAATATTATTCAGTTCAGTGGGTCTAACGAAATTACATCATCAATAAATGCTGTTACTGGTACTCCAGACACATCCTTTGGAACTGCATCTATTCCAGTATCTCAGATTACAATTGGTGTTTCTGTTTATGAGCTTGGTTTATCATTCATCTCTGGTTATGCTAACCAAGAAATTGAAATCAACTCTGGAGAAATGCTCTACATAGATAATAGAAATCCGATTACCAGATCGGCAGACCAAAACGAAGAGATCAAAGTAGTAATAGAATTCTAAATGGCACAGAACACTAACCTGAACATCGCCCCTTATTTTGATGACTTTGATTCTGATAAGGGGTTTCTAAAAGTTCTCTTTAAACCAGGATATCCTGTTCAAGCTAGAGAATTGACGACTCTGCAAAGTATCTTGCAGAATCAGATCGATTCGTTCGGTCAAGGTGTTTATAAGGATGGTTCTATGGTGATTCCTGGTGGAATCACTCTCAATACAGAACTTCCTGTCGTTTTGATTCAAAACACATATCTCAATCTCGATGTAGAACTTTATAGAAAAGAATTAGACGGTAAAGTTCTTAAGGGATCTACTTCTGGAGTTAGAGCCAGGGTAGCATTTTCAATTTCAGCAGCTACTTCTGAAAGAGGAAATATTTCGTTCTATGTAACATACTTACAAAAAGCAGATGATAATGTAACCTCAACCTTCACAAATGGAGAAATTCTAACTTGTGAGGATGATATTACATATCAATCAACTACTATTTCTGCTGGAACTCCTATTGCTCAGTTGTTAAATTCCAACTCAAGTTCAGTTGGATCAACTGCTAATATTGGTAGAGGCGTATATTTTGTTCGTGGTTATTTTGTACCAGTTCTCGAACAAACCATTATTCTCGATCAGTATGGAGTAACTCCATCATATAAAGTTGGTCTTAAAGTTGAAGAAAGACTCATCACAGCAGACGAAGATGAGACTCTTTATGATAACGCTATTGGAAGTACAAACTTCTCTGCTCCTGGTGCAGATAGATTTAAAATCAATCTTACTCTTGTTAAAAAGCAATTAACTGATCCTAACTCAGCTGACTTTATTGAGCTTCTTAGAACCGATGTTGGTAAGATCGAAAAGAAGGTTGTTAGAAGTGACCTTGGATTTATTAATGAAGTTTTAGCAAATAGAACTAAAGAAGAATCTGGAGATTACTACGTCAAGAAGTTTTCTATAGACGTAAGAGAAAATCTTGACGATGGATTCAATAATGGTGTCTTCACTGCTGGTGGAGTAACACAAGATGGAAATACTCCATCAGAAGACAATATGGCGATTCAACTCTCGCCTGGTATTGCATATATTTCTGGATTTAGAACTGAACGACAATCAACATCTTATAAAGATGTAGAAAAGCCAAGAACATTTGTCGGTCAGGACAACGTAGCGGTTACTGCTGCATTTGGTAATTATATTTTTGTTGATACTGCATACAAATCACCTAGCTTATATTCCACTCTTGAATTGAGAGATCAGGTCATCTCTACTAATGGATCTGCTAGTGGGACTTTAATTGGTTATGCAAGGGTTTATGGATTCTCGTATGAAAATGGTGATAGGGACACTACAACCACACAGTATCGTATTAATGTTGCAGATACTACTATTTTTACCAAGGTAACTACAAATAGTGTAACCTGGACTGCTGGTGATCTTTTGGTTGGTGCTACATCTGGCGCAAAAGGATTTGTGCAAGCTGGATCTGGTACAACTGGATATCTCTATGATGTAACTGGAACTTTTGTTGCTGGAGAGGTTCTTAGAAAGAACGGTAGCACATTTGCAACAACTTCTGCAGTATATGCATATAATTTTAGCGATGTTAAATCTGTCTATGCTTCTGGATTTACTGCTAATCTTGTATTAGATTCACAGGTAGCACTTCCTGGATCTGGTCCTATTCTCTCTGGCGTTTCTGGTGCCACAGCAACAGTTACAGCAACTCTTTCAAACTATGTTTCCCAACTTAGAGTTAATGACATTATTGAATTCTCAAACAATAACGTAAGTCATAAAGCTCGTGTTACTGCTATCACTAGTAACTATGTGTTTACTATTTCTCGTTTGGGATCTACCACTCTTGCTAATGGTGCAATCACTAGTGCCATCATAAGAACAAGACCAGAGATTAAAGAGTCAACTAGACGAACTCTTTTAGCACCACTTGGTCAGCGGGCAGTAAAGAACACTAATAAGAATAATACAATAGCACCATCTGGATTCTTCCGTCAAAGCTATTCTGGTATTGGTGTATCTTCTGGATCATTCAGTATCACAGCTGGAACTGGATTGACATTTAGAGATGCAACTGATGCAGATGATTTTATCGTTATTGTTGATGCTGGTGGTGGCACTATGCCAACTGGTACAATTATAACGTATGGGGGATCTCCAACTTTTACAGTAAGTGCTGCTGGTAGTCAATCTTCGGTTACAATTAGTGCATTAGATAATGCAGTAACTTCAGTTTCTGTTATAGCTACTGTTTTCCAAAGTGATAGATCTGCAAAGGTTAAAACTACTGAAAGGATGAAAATCCTGAAGATTGATGACACTATTGGATCAGCAATTAATGGTCTTACTACAGTAACAACTGGATACGGTTCAAGAGTAGAAGATGATGCAATTTCTCTTGGATGTGCTGATGTTTTCAAAATCAAAGCAATATATGAATCTCTTGATAGTAGTGATCCAGTTCTCCCTAGATTCCAATATACAAATCTTGTAGGGACTCTCCAAGTAGATGAAATTATCACTGGTGATATTTCTGGTTCTAGAGCAAGAGTTATTACTACTGATAGTAACTATGTCTACTTCATTCCAGTAAATGATGATAAGTTTACTGATGGAGAAAATATTTCTGGACCAACAGCTACATTAAAGATTGTCACTGGAAGTATTTTAGCTGGATCCAAGAACATCTCTGATAATTACACTCTTGATAATGGACAGAGAGATCAATATTATGATTATTCAAGACTCGTAAGAAAGCCTGGATACACTGCCCCAACCCATAGAGTATTTGTAATTTTTGATAGATTCTTAACTACTAGCGGAACAGGATTCTACAGCGTCGATTCATATCCAGACTCTGAATATAAGGAGATTCCTGCATATGGAGGAACACAGTTAAGAAATTGCTTAGATTTTAGACCAATTGTTCCATCAAATTTGAGTGGATCTGGATCTAGAGTCAGTCCTTATACTTTAACTTCTGGTGGTAAGTTAGATTTTGGAAATAGAGTATTTACTGGCAACTTGGTTGGACTTCCAGGACAGAGTGATTCTACTATTTTAAGCTATGAATATTATCTTGGTAGAATTGATAAGGTATTTCTCAATAAGGATAATGCTATCCAAATTGTAAAAGGATCCCCCTCAGATCGCCTTGTAGCACCAGAAGACATCGAAGATGCGATGCTTCTTGCAACTATTACATATGGTCCATATGTTTTTAATGTTGACGAAGATGTAAGCATTAGAGAGACAAACTATAGAAGATATACATTTAGAGATATCCAAATTCTTGATGAGAGAATCAAGAATCTTGAATATTATACTCAGCTTTCTCTGCTGGAATCAGAAACAGCAACCATGACAATCCGTGATACCACTGGATTAGATAGATTCAAAAATGGTTTTGTTGTAGATAACTTTGCAAGTCTTGCTACTAGTGATACATTACATCCAGATTACAGAGTCTCCATGGATTTTGCTGCTGGAGAACTTAGACCTGGACACTACACAACTCAAGTTCCCCTTGTTTATGGCACAGATTCCCAGAATGTCAAAATATCTGGAGATATTGTAACTCTTCCATATACAGATAGCTTACTGATTGAACAATCATATGCATCTGCTGTAGAAAATGTAAACCCATTTAATGTCTTTACTTATGTTGGAGATCTTAAGTTATATCCAGAATCCGATAACTGGGTAGATACAAAAACTCTGTCTCCACTCAAAGGACCAACTGTAGAAGGAAACTTCTTAACAACTGTTCGTGAATATAATGCAGACCAAAATGGATTCTCACCAATTCACTGGAATGCATGGCAAACTACCTGGACTGGTACTTCTACCAGCGTTTCTACTGCTAGAGAAGGCGGTGGCGGAAAAGGTGGTAAAGGAGGCGGTGGTAGAATTAGAGAAACAACGACAACCACTACAACAACCAGGCAAGCTAGAACTGGTATTCGTTACAGAGTTCTTCCAATTATTGAAGAGCAGTCTCTGGGAAGCAGAGTTGTTTCAGTTGAGCACATCAATTTTATGCGCTCAAGAAATATTGAATTTACTGTCAAAAAAGTAAAACCAAGAACAAAGTTCTATGCATTCTTTGATGGTATTGCACTTCCAACTGCTAACGTTACTCCAAAGATTATTGGGTTGGTTAAGGATCCAGCAACCGACGCTAAAACTAATAGCATCCCATTCCAAATTGGAGAAACTGTATATGTCAAGGATGCGAATGGTCAATTTAGATTCAAAGCTAGAGCAGTATCTCCTAATGAAGGATACAATATCAATCCTTTAGATGGAAGTGATATTTCTACGATTAGTGATTACAAATCAAACTTAAATTACATCAACATCGATACTAAAGCTCTGGCAGACCAAGCAAAGGGTGCTTTCTTTGGTTCCCCTAAGCTTAACGATTATATTGTTGGAGAAACCTCTGGTGCTATTGCAAAAGTATCTGATAAATCACTCATCTCTGATACCGCAGGTAATCTGAGGGGTGCATTCTTCCTTGATGATCCAAACGTAGATGGCAATTTGAAGTTTAAGACTGGTACTAGACTCTTTAGACTTACTGATCAATCTGATGATACTCGTGTACAGGGAGTTTCGGATTCATCTGCAGAAGCAGAGTTTGTTTCTTCAGGTATTCTTCAAACTCAGCAAGAGACAATAATTTCGGTCAGAAATGCACAGGTAACTTCTGAAGATCTCAGAGAAGAAAGAACTCTTGTTAGCACAAGCACAAGCACAAGATATGTTGATCCTCTCGCTCAGACTTTCCTTGTCGATACTGCTGGTCTTGAAGGAGGAGTCTTCCTGAGCAAAGTTGACATTTTCTTCTTCACTAAAGATTCTGAAATTCCAGTTTCTTTAGATATCAGAACCGTAGTGAATGGAACACCAACTCAATTAATTCTTCCATTCTCCAAAGTAGTCAAGCAACCAAATGAAGTTTTCACATCAGATAATGCATCAACTCCAACAACATTTGTATTTGAATCTCCCGTCTATATTCCATATAGATCTGAACATGCTATTGTTCTGACATCAGATTCAAACCAATATAAGGTATTCATCTCTGTTCTTGGACAAGATGCTATTGATGCTGCTCATGCTGGAGAAAAGATTTCTGAGCAACCATATATCGGTGTTCTGTTCAAGTCACAAAATGCATCTACTTGGACTCCAGATCAGTATCAAGATCTGATGTTCAAGATTTATAGAGCTGCGTTCGTACTTCCAACAACAGCATCTCCATCAAGACTCGTTTTAACTAACGCTCAGCTTGGAGAGTCAAATGGTGGATTCCTTAGACTGCTTCCAAATACTTTCCAATTAACATCTGGTAGTGATGAGATTAGAGTATTCCATTCTAATAATGGTATGCAATCCAACCTGAACTATGTTTCCGTTAGTGGCGTAATCTCAGAGGTTGCAGACACTCAAATTAATATGGCAGGTGGATTTGGTACAACCGCTTCTCAGTTGACAGTTGATAATGCTGCAGATCTGCATACAACAATTGGTGGTAGTGCAGTAAGCTCTGCAAATCCTGGATTCTTAAGGATTTTAGGAACTGCTGAAGACGGAAGTGGAGATGAAATTATCGCATATGAGTCTATCGCTGGTAACGTTGTTAACGTAGTTGGGCACTCCGTTGGCACAGTAACTGGAAGAAACTGGAGTGCAACTGGCGGATCTGGTAGTTCAATTGGCAAATCTCATGCAGATGATACTGTAGTTCAGTGCTACAATCTCGCTGGAATTCCATTAACTCTGATCAATACTACTCATAACTCTTCTACTGGTGGACTGCTTACTGTAAATAGTCCACACTCATATAAGTTAAAGATTACTGGTAAGACTGCTGGTAAGTCAATTAGCTCTGGTGGTCCAAACATTAGAGTATCTCAGAATATTCCTTGGGATGTTCTGACACCACAAGTTCAATCGCAAGTTCAACCACAAACTTCGATTGTTTCTAGAGTTCTTGCTACAAGTGGAACTTCATCTGGTCCATTCCCATCTGGTTCTTCTGCAGAGACTTCATTTGTGAAGGATACTACTTATTCTGATGTAACTCTTGGTGAAGTCAACTACTTTGCAGCAACCAAGGTTATCGCTTCTGAAATTAATGAAATCAATAATATGAATAGTCAGAAGTCATTCACTATGGAAATTGACATGAATAGTGAAGTCGATAACCTATCTCCAGTGATTGACCTTGAAAAGTGCTCTATCATTACCACTGCAAATGTTATCAACAACATCACACCATCTAAACAGATTGGTGGAGAGTGTGTTGCAAACTACATCACTAGAGTTGCTAGACTTGATAAGAGCTCCACTGGATTAAGAGTAATGTTAGCTGCTAATACATTTACTCCATCCAATATTGTTCTGATGTATAAGTTAGTTCCAGTTGGATATGGTGGAAACCTTGACGATCTCGATTTTGAATTCTTTAACGTTGATGGTAGACCAGATAGCGGTCAAATTATTGCACAAAACAACCCAGATATCTTTACCGACTTTGAATATACATTAGAAGATGTAAGTAGCTTTGATGCTTTCCAGATTAAGATCTCTCTGGTTGGTTATTATCAACCATATATACCTAGAGTAAAAGATCTGAGAATAATTGCGCTGGCATAATGGAAGAAAAAATTATTGATTTGATCCCTGTCGAAGGACATGCAAACTTTGGCAGGGATCCTGATTCTAATGCAATTTTGAACACTGATAACAGTGGATACGATGCTTATATTAGAGCAAGAGAAGCAAGCAGAAAAAAAGATCAAGAATTAGACTCACTTAAACAAGATATTGCAGAGTTAAAAGAGATGATGAAAGTGATCGTCTCTGAACTCCATAAATAAGATTGAGCTAAATACTATAAGGAATTCTTTAGAGAATGGCTTCTGCAGTATCCAATCTTTTGATCTACCAAGGTGCCGATTTCATTACCGATTTCACAATCGAGAATGATAACGGTACATTCTTTAATCTGACTGGATATACAGCAGAATGCAAGATCAAGAAAAATTATACTAGCAGTACTTCTGTTACTGTTAATGTTCAGATTTTAAATCCGCCTACTGCTGGACAAATCCAACTTGGTCTTGGGAATACAACTACTACCGCTATGAAACCAGGTAGATATGTTTATGACGTTGTTATTACTTCCATTACTGGTCAAAAAACTAGAGTTTTGGAAGGAACAGTAAGCGTTCTAGAGGGAGTGACACTCTAATGGCAAGACTCAGATTTGGTGATCAATCGGTTCCAAGAGTTACTAGAGTCGCTGCGGGTGGTGGTGGAGGAAGTGTCGGAGGATTATCCGACGTTGACCTTGCCGATACTTCTCAAGGAGGATTGAATGAAGGAGCGGTTCTTGTTTATGATCAAGCAAACAGCAAATTTGTTGCAACAAACGTTTTAAATCACATCACTATCAACGGGGGTAGCTTCTGATGGCGTCATCCATCCTTATTAAAAGAAGTACTGGGACGACGGCTCCAGGTACTATTCTATACGGTGAACTTGCCGTAACTCAAAGTGGAACTGGTACTCAGGCAAACCAGGGTGACCGTCTTTTTGTAGGAGATAACAACGGTTCTGCACAGGTAGTTGGCGGTAGATACTTCACTGACATGATGAATCATGTTCATGGAGTTCTCACTGCAAATTCGGTAGCTATTGTAGATAGCAATTCAAAAATTGATAACTGGTTGGTTGATGATATTCAACTCAACGCAAATGTCATCACTACCAGCACTACAGATACTGATCTCATTTTCCGTGCTAATGGAACTGGTAAACTTGTCATCGAAGATGGTCAAGAGCTTGAGTTTGGTACATCTGGAGATGTAGAATTTGTTTACACTGATGCTGATGGTACTCTCGATATTAAGCGTGTAACAGGAACCCCCGACCTGAGAATCGCTGATGATATGAGACTGTACTTCGGTACAAACAAGGATGGTAGTATTCGCTATGATGAAGCGACTCTTGATAAATTAAGAATTGATGGTGCTGATTGGGAATTTGATAGTGGTGTCGCAATCAAACTCGCAGACACTACAGCTTCCACAAATTCAACCACTGGTGCATTAACTATTGTTGGTGGTGTTGGTGTTGCAGGAAAAGGTTCATTTGGATCTCTGTTAGTTGAAGGAGATGCAACTATTGGAGACACTGCTGGTGATACTCTCACAGTTGGGTCTACAACAACGTTTAATGGTCCAGTAACATTTAATGGTGCTCAAACATTAAACGCAACCATCAACCAAACTGGTCAATTTAATATTGATCAACTGAGAATGGATGGTAATGTTCTGTCAACTACTTCTGGTACAGAACTGATTATTGACCCCTTCCCAGCTGGAGGAGATGCTGCTGGTCTGGTTATCATCAAAGGCGATCTTCAAATTGATGGTACTACCACCACTGTTAACTCGGCAAATATGTCAGTTAATGATCCAACCATCGAACTCGCTGATCCAACTACAGTATTAACAGTTACTGCCAACGCTACTAGCGGAGCAACTTCTTTAGTTGTTGATAAGGTTGATGGTCTTAGTGCTGGAGATGCAGTTTCTGGTACAGGGATTGCTGCTGGAACAAATATCCAATCAATCAATACTGGCACCAAAACATTAACTCTTGATGCTGCAATCACTGCAGGTATTAGTTCTGGTGACTCAATTACAGTAACTAGAGAAGCAAATGATGCTCTTGATCGTGGTGTAAAAGTTCACTACTACACTGGATCTGCATCTAAGTTTGGATTTTTTGGTTATGATCGCACTGGAGGCGCTGATGGTCTTGGAGCCTGGACATTTATTGAAGATGCTACAGACACCAACGGTATATTTGGCGTAACTGGTAACCGTGGTACTGTTGTACTCGGAGATCTTGAACTTGATACCGATCTTCAAGTTCAATTTGGTGGAACTGGTCGTAGCACATTTACCACAAATGGAATTGTTTATGGTAACAGTGCGAATGGTCTTCTTGTAACAGAAGCTGCCAACATGGTATCTCCTGGCACTGGTAATGATGCCACAACTTCATATCAAATTCTCACCGTTACTTCAGCTGGAGTTCCAGTTTGGACTTCAACTATCGATGGTGGAACATTCTGAAAATTAACACTATGAACGTACAAATTGTTATTGCAACATTACAGAAAAAAATTTCTGATTTGACTCTGACAAATGTAATGCTGGAAGCTCAAATTTCCGATCTACAAAGTCAGTTAAATAGTATCAAAGAACAACAATCTACTGAGAATGCTATAAATGGCAGCGGAATCAACGAGAATCAAACTCAAAAGATCGACGACGGCGGCAGTAGTACCGACGACTTCTAACCTCGCAGATGGTGAAGTAGCGGTTAATATTGCTGATCGAAAGATCTATGTAAGAAATGGAGCAAATATAGTTGAAGTTGCTAACCAAAAACCCAATACGGGTGAGGTTACAACTACTATGCTTGCTACGGACATTACTAATGGTCCTGGGCAAACATACTATGTCTCAAAAAATGGTTCCGACTCAACACTTTTAGGAAGCACTGGTGCTAATGGAAAGCACCCAGATACTCCATTCTTAACTCTA